ATCAGGCGGCGCGCTCGGCGTGGTAGAGCTCGAAAAATTCGCGCAGGTCGAGCGGCGGCCCGACGCTGCCGTCCGACATCACCGGCACCGCGCGGAAGTCCCGCGTTTCCCAGCGGGCAATGGTCGGTGCCGGCAGGCCCGGAACCCCGCGGTCGCCCTTTTCGCCGGGCTTGCCGCGGCTGCCGGCGCGCGCCGAGACGGCCCAACCGTCGCCCGGCAATTCGCCGGGGTCGTCGCACCGCGCTCGCCACTCCGAGTCCCGAAAAGTCACGACATCGTATTTGCGATATTGCCGCTCGGGATCGAACAACCCGCAAACCTCGCCGACATAAGGTTCCGGCCCCGGCGGGCCGGGCACCTCGGAGTCGGCCCCCGGCGGCCCCTGGATGCCCGGTTCGCCAGGCGGGCCTGTGATGGCCTCGCCCGGCTCTCCCCTCTCCCCAGGCTCTCCTGGCGCGCCGGGGGAGCCGTCCTTCAACGACGCCAATCGCTCGGCGACGGCGCGCTCGATGCGAAGCTCGAACTCTGCCCGCGCGGCGCGAAGCTCCGCCTGCAAAGCCGCCGTGGACAGCCTAAGCTCGCGCTCGATGCGCTCGACATCGGCCGCAACTTCCGCGGCCAATACTTCAAGCGGCAACATCGAGTCGGCGCCGGCTACGGTAGGCACTCTTGATTGCCTGTTCGGTGTTTGCATTATCCCCGCCACTGTCGGCCCCCGCAGGCGGTGCCGCTGGCGGCGCGTCAGGCGCCGGGGTTGCCGGCGGCGCCTGGTCCCACGCACTGAGCGGCACGACCTGCTGTTGCACCCGCGGCTCGTCGCCGAACGGCATGGCCGGCAGATCCTCTTTGGCGCGCGCCTCGTTGGGCGAAAAGATGCCGCCCTGCACGCCTCTCGCCAGGCCCTCGATGCGGTCGCGGAAGTTCGCCCGCAGCAGCGCCTCGAGGTCGAGCTCGAGATAGTCGTCGGGCCAACCGCCGAGCGCAAAAACCCGCCCGAACGCGTCCTCGATCAGGTTTGCGCAGAAGCCAAGCCCGGTCGACACCCAGAACCCCATCAGGCTCTCGGTCGAGCCCTGCGGCCCGGTGCCCGCCATCAACGACAGCAATGGCAGCGGCACCCGGTAGGCGGTGGCTATGCGCTGGTCGCTGACCTGGAGCTTCTCCGCGAGTTGCGCGTCGCGGCTGGTGACAACAGCGGGCGCCCAGACGAGGCCATCGGTCAGGATCGGCGTGCCGCCCGCGTTGATCCCTTGGGTGTGCTCGTCCCACTTGGCGCGCAGCCGCTCGACCGCTTCCGGCTTGTCGTGAAAGCTGGCCGGCGTTTGTAGCACCCCGGAGGGCCGCCCCTCGTTGGCGGCATAGGCCAGTGCCTGCGCCACCAGCGCGTTCGACACGGCAATCTCGAGCAGCGCCGCCTCCAAGGGCGCGCAGCCTTGCAATGGGTTGCGCGGGTTCGGCAGCCGAACATGCAGCACATCGCGCGCCGGCACTTGCTGCAACGCCTGCCGGTCATCGGCAAACAAGCGCTCGACAATCGCATTGCCGGCAAGCTGGTAGTAGATCGCCCCATCCGCGCCGACGCTCACCGAGCACTGGCTCGGGGTCATCAGGTGAATTTCGGATATCTCGAAGCGTTGATTGCGGATCGCCAGCCCGAAGGCGCAGCCCTCGCCATAGAGGCAGTCGGTGAGGTAGAGGAAGAAATCGGTCGGCGACTGATAGCTATTCGGCCGCTTCAGAATCCGCGACAGTGCCGATGTCGTCACCCGCTCGCGGCCGCCATCGCCGTCGGCTTCCCAGTGCGTGCCGGCGCACATGCTGATGGTCTGGGCATAAGCCTGGCGGCAGGCGTAGACGACAGCCGAGCCGCTCGGGCGCAGCGGGTCGTAGCCGAGCTGCCACCAGTTGATCGGCCAGTTCTTCGGGATGCCGCTGCTGCCGACCGTCAGCGGGAATCCCGGCGGCCCGAACTGCTTGGCCCGCGGGCGGAAGACGCTGGCGAGCGCCCCCGCGGCCCGCGCGACCAGTTGCGCCATATTACCTCGCCCGGCCGCCGCCGGTCATGCGGGAGGCGCCGCCATTGCCGGCAACCTGCACCGCATTCGACGGCGGCGCCTCGGTGCTGCCGGCGGCATTGGTTGCCGTCACCACGCAGGTGATCGACTTGCCGGCATCGCCCGCCGCGACGACGTAGGTATTGCCGCTCGCGCCGCTGATGGCGGTGCCGTCGCTTTTCCAGTCGGAGGCGTACCCCGTCGGCTCGCCGTGCCAGTTGCCCATCGTGCAAGTGAGCGTCTCGCCGACAGCCCCGTTGCCGCTGAGGTTTGGGACATCGACATTGCTCGGCGCGCCCGGTGCCGGCGTCGGCCTATCTGGCACCGCCGCGGTTTGCTGCGCGTGTCGTAGCGCCGCCTGTTGCACGGCTACTGGCGGCATCTCCGGGTTCTGCGGGCTCGCCTTGTCGTCCGGGTGCATCAACCCCAGCCGCAACAGGTCGTTTTCCTCCTGCGTCGGCGTCGGCTGGTTTTGCTCGGTCACTTCCAGGGTCTTTTTCGTCAGCGCCGCCCGCGCCTCCTGGTCGGCGCGGTACTGTTCTTCCGTGACTGCCATCGGGTTGCTCCTTTGTGGTGAGCCGGGCAAGAAACTCTTTGCCCGGCTTCCACCATCCATAACGCCTGCGGGGTTTTACCAAGTGACAGATTGCGTCCAAGCGATGACGCCGGTGCGCAGCATGGCCCAGTTCATCGGCAGGATCATGCGGAGCGCCAAGCTGTCGGTCTGGAACATCGAGCGCACCGGGGTCGCTGCCACCGCGGAGCCCTGCGCACCCGTGGTGATTTGCAGCGGGGTCGTATCCTCAAAGTGCAACGTCGTTTGGTTAGAGACGTCAAACCTCGGATCGTCGCCCGTCACCGACATGAAGTCGGCGGCGTCGAGCAGGATCACCATCCCCACCGGAACGGTGCTCGACACGATCACCGGATAGCCCACCAGCCGGTTCGAGTTCATCTCGCCCTGGAACGGAAACGCGACCGCACCAGCGGCGCCCTGTGTCAACCCGATCGAGTTTTTCTGCACCGGGTTCATGATCCATACCGGGCTACGCAAGCTGTTCGCACCGGCAAGCACCGCAGTTAAAGCCTTGACGTCACCGACAAGCGCCGCAATCCCGCCGCCTGCGGTTGCCGTCGTGGCGCTGACGCCCGCCCGCAAGCCCGAAGGCCGGATAGAGGTGAAGGACGTGGCGTCGATCAGCACCGTGTCTACGGCGACCTGCGTGTCGTCCTGGATAAGCTTGCGCAGGATGCCCTCGATCTCCGGGTTCGCGTGCTCGGCGATCTCCCTCGTGTAGCTGACAATGACCGACATCTTTTTGAGGACGAGGGTGATCGGCACAAACGCGGCCTGCCGCACCGGGATCGGCGCGCCCTCGGCGACGAACGAACCCGCCACAGTCGGTGTTGCGGCCCGCGTCGGCATCGTGATCTGAGCGAACCGGCCGAGCGTCTGACGGAAGCCCATTGCCGACAGCGGGCCGTAAATGCCGCCGGGCATCAGGCTTTCGACGTAGTCCCCGTATTGCGTCTGGGCTAGCTCTGCCGCCCACCCGGTTGTCGTCGTCGTCGCCGGCGCGGTGGCGGCGCGCATGTACCACTCATGCGTGCCCTTGATCTGCTCCCAGTCGCCATAGCTGCCGTAGCGCTCCGCCATCACCTGGTCGAGCGGCTTATTTGTGACGTGCGCCAAGGTCACGCCGACGCAGTGCCGGATGAACAGATAGCCGGGCTTCTCCTCTTTCTTCGGGATTGCCCACGCCTTCGGCCGGTCCATCATCACCGGCACGTTGCTGCCAGGAGGCAGGATCGTGGTGCGCGAGGCTGGCACGGTGATCGGCAGGCTCTCGCTGCCGAGCGCTTTCTCGACCCGCTCCCAGGTCGCCATCTTCTGCTGCACCTCCTCGATTTTCGCGGTGAGGTCGGTGAGGCGGCTAAGGTCGTTGTCGGGATCGACACCGCCGATCTGGTCGCGTAGCGCCACGAGCTCCTGCTGCGCGCTTTCAATTCGTTCGCTGATGTTCATGTCTCTAAACTTTCGGGATAGGTCACCTCGCTTGGCATGCACGCCATGAAACCCGCTCGGCACTGCGCGATCCTTATTGGCATGCACGCCGAAGATCAGGCTTTGCCCTTGCGGGGAGATCCCGAGCGATTTGGCAATCGCTAAGGCATTTGCATTCGCCGGCACCGACACAAGGCTGCACTCGACGAGCTCTTGTTCGAGGAACCGGATGCCGCCCGTCTTCAGCGGCTCGAAATTGTCGGAGTGAAATCCCACGCTGACGGCGCGCAGCACGCCCGCGTTCACCGCGGTCTGGATCTGCCGTTGCAGATCGGTTTCCGCCGGCATCAGCTCGAGGCGCCCGGTCAACTGCCCCTTGCGCACCGCAACATCGTGCCACTTGCCGATAGGCAAGCGCGGGTCGTGCGAAAACAACGCGATCGGGTTTTTGTGGAAGGCGTCGAGCTGCCACCCGCCCGGTTCCAGAACGTCGCCCATGCGATCCACCGAGCCGTCGCTCATGACGAACTCGAGCGGATCGGCACCGGGCGGCGGCGCCGCCGACTGTTTCTGTCGGAGTTTTTTCATAAAGCTGAACCGAAGTGGTGATGGCGCCTTCGCGCCGCGTCAGCGCGTCAGTATTGCGCCCAGTAAAACACGCTCGTCACCGGGCCGGTGCCCCACGTCTGAAGGCACATCGCCTCGGCCGTCCCGGTCTTCTCGCCGGCATAGGGGATGCGGTTCACAATACCCTGCGGCGGGATCAGCATCCGCGGGATGACGATCTGCGTGTTTGTCTGGCAATCCCGCCCGGTGCCGCTGGTAAGCTCGAACTCCAGATCCTGCCCGCCGAGTCCGCGCATGATCATGTACCCGCAGATGTAAACCCGCTTGCCCGCCACCGCGGCCACCCGCTCGGTGCGCACTGTCGGCCCATTGGTTTGTGCCGTGCGCGTCTGGTCGCACACCTTTTGCGCGAAGGCGGCGGACGGCAGCAACAGCAGCAATATGACCAGCGCAATAAGTTTGTTCATGCGATCAGCGTCTCGATGTTGATGGGCACGATGGCTCGCGCCCGCTTCGCCAGCTCCAGCGCGATCAGCATCGCCACCGCGCCATCAACCCGCACGATGCCACGCTTGTTGCCGCGCTCCTTGTCGACCTTGTGGTTGCCGGCTGGGTCGGTGATTACGATCGCGGACGCCACCGACGACATCAGCACCGGATGTCCGGCGTGCCGCAGCCGCCCGGTCAGCGCCAGTTCGGCAAACCATTCGACCGCCGGGCCCATGTCCTTGAAGCCCTGCCCGAAGGGTTCCAGCGGCGCCGGGAAATTGGCGTCGACATCGTCGAGATCCGCTTTGAAGTCATCGATCCGCCAACGGTCGTAGCCGAGCACCTGAATTTCGAACTCGCGGCTCAACTCCACCAGTTGCTGCGCGACATAGCCGAATCGTACCGTCGCGCCCGGCACGGCGGTCATAAAGCCCTGCCCGATCCATTCCCGGAAGCGCTCGCGTTCGGCCGGCTTTCGCCCCGCCAATTGCCCTTCCGGCGTCCAAAAGAACGGCAGGAGGTCGTAGCTGGGTTCGGGATCGTCGTCGGGAAATGCCAGCACCAGCGCGGTCAGGTCGTGTTTGCCCGACAGATCCAGGCCGGCGTAGCACGGCCGCCCCCGCAGCCGCTCGCGGTCGATCGGCACCTCTCCGGTCTTCCAGACCGCATGCGAAACCAGCCGGTCCTCTTCACGGGAATCGATCCGCTGGTTGAGCCGCAGGTTGCGAAAGCTCGACTCGAAGGCCGGGATCTCTTGCGCTCGCTTAGCCGCGTCGCGCATCTCGCTCAATGACAGGAACTTGCCCAATGCCGGGTTGCACGCCCGCCACGTACGCTCGGCAAACG